GCGATCCGCCGTGGCGTGGCTTCGCGCGCGAAGAGTTTTCCGAGGCCGACGCCACCGAGTTGTGCGCCTGGCTCGGCAACCCGCGCCGCTATTCGATGGCCGCGCGCCCTGAAGCCGTGATGCAGGCGGTCGAGGCGATGGCGCGGCGCGCGAAGTCGCATCCGGTGCGCAACTATCTGCGCGGCCTGAAGTGGGATCAGCAATCGCGCATCGAGTGCATGTTCTTCGAGATATTCGGCGCAGAGGACACACCCTATGTCCGGGCGGCTGCGAAGTGCTTCATGGTCTCGGCCGTGGCGCGCATCCTCTGGATCGACCCGCTTGTATCGCACAATGGTGCGCAAGTGGATTTCATGCTGGTTTTCGAAGGCAAGCAGGGCAAAAAGAAAACGAGCGCCGTGCGCGAGCTGTTCGGCCACCGTTGGTATGCCGAGAGCATGGAGTCGCCGCAGACCAAGGATTTCTATCAAGCCCTGCAGGGACGTTGGGGCGTTGAGATCGGCGAGATGGACAGCTTCGGCAAAGCCGATATCACCAAGGTGCGACAGGCGATCACTGCACGCTTCGACACCTACCGCGCCAGCTATGGCCGCTATGCAAAATCCTTCCGCCGCGAAAGTGTGTTCGTCGGTACGGTCAATGAGAGCGAATATCTGCGCGATCCGCACGGCGCCAGGCGCTTCCTCCCGGTAGTCGTAATCAATGATGTCGATATCGCGCGCCTGCTGGAGAATCGCGACCAGCTCTGGGCTGAGGCCGTCGAGCTGTTCAACAACGGATTCAAGTGGTGGGTGCTGCCCTCGGAGGCAGAGGACGAACAAGAGAAGCGCTTCGTCCAGGACTCGTGGGAGGAAGTGATCGGGCCCTGGCTCGCTGGGCGCGCAACGCGCGGCGGCGATGGGTACAAGGCCTACCCCGATCGAGTCACATTCTCTGCAGGCGTAGCCGTAGTGGACTGGGTGACCACGACAGAGCTCCTCAGCTGGGGGCTGCACATCGAGATAGCGAAGCATGGCCGGCCCGAGCAGATGCGCGTGGCCACGATCATGAAGCGGCTCGGCTGGCATCCACAACGATCACGGGTTGGCGCGGAGCGGGAACGTCGGTGGGTAAAGGAGAAGGCGCATGATCCGCCGCCCTTCTAGTGGCCGGGTGTCCCAACCGTCCCGACCTGTCCCGACCTCTGTCCCGACCTCGCAAAGCGTTGTGCGAGTAGGGCTGTCCCAACCGTCCCGACCTTTTGCCACGCACGCACGTATGAGACAACCCGACTCATCATCGTTTCTATATATACGTATACAGGTCGGGACGGTTGGGACGGTTGGGACAAACCAACAACGGCGCGGTTTGCAGCGGCCCGACCTCTTCAAACGCAGGTTGGGCCGGTCGGGACAGCGAGGCTCGATCGCGGCAGTTCCAGTTTTTACGGGTCCTCCCCAGCGTCCGGAACTGCGGGTAAAGAACTCGCGAAAAGCGTGCGTGTTGGGTGTTCCGTCTTTGGTTCCGTGCTGGGCTGTGGGGTGCGGATGAGTTCCGACGCCTCTACTTTGGTTCCGACCGAACGCTTCGTTTCGATCGCGGAGTACGCCGCGCACCGCGGTTGCAGCGACTCATACGCTCGCCGACTGCGGCGCGAACAGCGCCTGGTGCTCGACCCTGACAATCGACGCCGCGTCGATTGGTCCGCTTCAGATGCCAAACTCGCTTTGGAAGGTGACCCGCTGCGCGGCGGCGATCGCACAGGCCTCGGCATAGGCGATGCCATGGCTGCGCCTGGGCCGCGCGCTGCGGCGGTGCCGTTGGCTCCCGGCGCGTCGACCGTCCCTGACGACGGCGGCGTGCGCGAAGCGGTCCGCCGCGAGCGATTGGCCAATGCGCGCATCGCCGAGCTCAAGCTTGGCGAGCAAACCAAAGAACTGACGCGATCGAAGGAGGTCGATCGCGTCGTCTACACGCTGGCGCGTACGGCCATGGAAAGCATGCGCGTGATCGGTAGTCGCCTGCGTGCGCAGCTCGCCGCTGAGAGCGACCCAGCGGCTTGCGAAGCGCTCATCGACGGCGAGATCCGGCGCGTGTGCCAGGAGATGCAGAAGGCGGCCGACGATTTCATCGCGTCGCACTCAAACGTTGCCGTCGAATCAGAGCATCGCAACGGCAAGGCCGCCGACTGATGCTCGACTTCGCCGACTCCATCGCTCACGACGTCGACCTGCCCTCAGGCGAGACCATCGTCTGTGACGCCTGGCGTCGCGCGTGGCAATACCCGGAGCCGATGACGGTCAGCGATTGGGCGGACCGCTATCGCATGATCGGCGACGGCGCCGGCGCTGAGCCAGGTCGCTGGCGCACCGCGCGCAATCCGTTGTTGCGCGAGATCATGGATTGCCTCAGCGAACATTCGCCGATCACCGAAATCGATTTCATGAAGCCGGCGCAGATCGGCGCGACTGAGCTCGGCATCAACTGGGCGCTGTACATCGCCAGCCGCGGTCTGGGCTCGATGATCGTCTCTCAGCCGGTCAAGGATCTCGCGCGCGCATGGAGCACCGCGAAATTCGAGCCTGCGCTTGCGCTCATGCCCGACGTGCGCGAGTGCTTCGATCAGTACAACACGCTCGAGAAGAGTTACCCGGGCGGCACGCTGTGGGTCATCTGGGCGAATTCTCCAAACCAGCTGCGCCAGCGCACTGCGCGGTATCTGTTCGAAGACGAAGTCGACGAATATCCGCAGGATCTCGGCGGCCAGGGCAGCGCGCTCGAGCAGATTGATGCGCGCGCCAACTCCTACGGCGATCGCGCGAAACGATATCGCGCGTGTACGCCGACAATCGCTAACCTCAGCAACATCGAGAAAGGCTATAAGGCCGGCGATCAACGCAAATACCTGGTGCCGTGCCCGCACTGCGGCAAGCATCAGGAGTTGCTCGAGGACAATCTGCTCGACAACGGCACCTTCGTCTGCAAGATCGGCTGCGGCGGTGTGATCGAAGAGCATCACAAGGAGATGATGTTTCGCGAGCGGTGCGCGGAGCACCCCGGCGGCGCGTATTGGCAGCCAACGAACCTGGATGCGGATCCCAAGCACCGCAGCTATCACACGTGGGCAGCCTACACGCCGAACGGCCTCGGTTTGACATGGAAGGACATCGCCGACAAGCGCACCGAGGCGAAGCACGACCCGACGAAGCTGGTCACGTACACCAACCTGGTGCTCGCACAGACCTTCGAAGGCGAGCGGACCGCGCAGGACCATTCAGCGGTCGCAAAGCGCGCTGAGCCAGGTGTGCATCTGGGCGTGGTGCCACCCGGTGCGCTGATTCTCACTGCAGGAATCGACTGCCAGCACGATCGCTTCGAGGCGCAGGTGGTTGGGTGGGGCAGAGGGCAGCGCGCGCGCGTCGTCGACTACCAGGTCCTGCAGGGCGATCCGTCGAAGCCTGAAGGCTATGCCGAGCTCGATGCGTTCCTCGATCGTACTTACGGCAAGGTCGGATGCCATGCGCAGCTAGCGATCAAGTCGATCACGATCGACGGAGGCAACTGGACGGAGCAAGTTGCGCAATACGTCAAGGCAAAGGTGGGCCAATCCGGGCAGGCCCGCATGGTGCGCGCCGGCGAAGATTACGAGCAACAAAAGGTCTATCTCGCGCGTGGTCGATCGGAAAGAAAATCGGATCGCGCCGTGTATCGCCCGGCAAAGACCGAAGTGAATCATCGCGAAAAGACGATCGCACGCAGTGTGGGCATCTGGGGTGTAGGCACCAGCGTGCTGAAGCACATCATCTACGGGCGACTCGCAGCCGATGAACGAGCGCGTCTGCAAGCAGAGCGCGACGGAGAGCCCGAGGACCTGTCGCTGCGCATGATCCGGTTTCCTGGCGGCCGCGGCGAGGAACCGGATCCGATGCGGCCGGATCCTGGTGCATTGCCGTTGTCATATTACGAAGGCCTCACCGTCGAGTACTTCGACCTGCATCGCAAACAATGGATCAAGCCACGCGGCAAGGCGAACGAACCGCTCGATACGTTCGTGTATGCGCTGTGGTCGGCGCTGTCGCCGGCGGTGAAGCTCGACATGATTCGCGAGCATGAATGGGCGGCGCTCGAAGCGAAATACGAGCCGCCACAGGATCTGTTCAACCAAGCTAGTTCACCGCTGCCAGCGAAAGCAGCGCCAGCGCCGGCGCCGACAAACGCTCAAGTGCCATCAAAGTCGAAAAGTGGAAATGTTCCATATGGAACATCGGGCGGGTCTGGGGGATTTGGGTCTAGCGATTGGGGAAGTCGACTGTGAAGGGTGCGTTGACTACGGGGACGATGCTGGTGTCAGAGTTTGTGACGGCGGC